CACTTATTCCATATATAAAGAACGCAAAAGCAAAAAAGAAACTTGAACATACTGTTCAGGCACTTTCAGGTTTTGAAACGATTATTTCTAAAATTCAACCGTTAGTTGTAAAAGCAGAACAGTTTGCGTCTTACAGTGGCGTTGAAAAAAAGGAATATGTTATGACACAATTGAAAATTTTCGCACTTGAAAATTCATTGACGTTTGACGAAGACACAATTTCAGCAAAAGTTGAAGAAGTCGTCGCAACAACAAATCAAGTCAACGTTTGCAAAAGTGAAGAAAATGTTTCACGTGAAACAATTGTTGAAACAACCGAAAAAAACGACGTTCAGACGACTGTTCAGGGTTAAAAATAGTCAATGGAATTGGAAGAATTGCAAAGTGCATATTTGAAATTACAAGACGACTATAAAACAGCAGTCGCAGAAAAAACAAGTTTTGAAGAAAAAACAAAACTTCTTGAAGAAGAAAAATTGAAACTTCAAAACACAAATCACGAATTGTTTTTGCGTGTCACTTCACCTGCACAAAAACAAGAAGACAACAATCAAGGTGAAAAGACGGTGTCAACTGACGATATAGTTGAAATTTATAAAAAGGAACATAATATAAAATGATAAATGTAATAGATTTTGCAAACGCAGTATGGTTCGGTGCGTCAAGCGAATATCAAGACCGCATTCCACAAGCAACAAGAGAAAATATTCTTGAAGTTGGAAATGCAATAATAAACTATGAACCAACAAGAAACGAATTTTGTTCTTCACTTATAAACAAGATTGGAAAGACAATTGTTTCGTCAAAAATGGCAAACAATAAACTTTCATTTTTCAGGGGTGAAGATTTGGGGTTCGGTGATACCATTGAAGACATATTTGTTGAAATGGCAAATTCAAGCAATTACAACAGGGCTGACACAAACCCTTTTGCAATTAAAAAACCAAATGTAAAAGTTTTATATCATAGAATTGACCGTGAATTGCAATACATAGTCACAATCTATGACAACGATTTGAAACGTGCGTTCACTTCTGCTGACGGAATGGACAAACTTGTTTCAGGAATTGTCAATTCATTATATTCAGGAAAAGAACACGACGACTATGTATTTACAAAGCAATTGTTCGGTTCTTATAAAAAATATTATGAAGTAAACGTTTCAGCACCAACAAGTGACGCAAATTGCAAAGCACTTGTGAAAGCAATCAAAAAATATTCAGAAGATATTTCCTTTGAAAATACTGCTTTCAATGGTCAAGGCGTTATGACTTACACTGACAAAGCAGACCAAATCTTGTTATTACACAAAGACGCAAAAGTCAATATTGATATTGAATACCTTGCAGGTATATTCAATTTGACAAAAGCAGAAATGGAAACAAGAATTGTGACCGTTGACGATTTCGGAACACTTGGTGACACTTATGCAATTTTGGTTGATATTTCAGCACCAAAAATTCATAAAACTTTGGAAACTATGGAAACAATAAGAAATCCAAAGGGTAGATATACAAACTATATCTTAAACAGTGACGGAATTTATTCAATTTCAGAATTTGCAAATATGATTGTTTTCAAAAAGAAAACTGACGCAATTGTTGAATTTGAAGAAGCAAACGACGTTGAAATTGCAGTGACAGTTGAAGACAGCAACGGAAATATTGTTCCAATACTTCCTGACGGAAAATTCCGTTTACCTGCTGGTTCTTACACTTACACAGCAAAAGCAACAGGGTATGTGACACAATCTGGCACAGCATTGACAATCACTTCAAGTGAAGTCGCAAATGGAAAGACAGTCACGGTGACTATGGTCGCAAATGCTTAAAATTTGAAATGACCTGAAAAACAGGGGCAGGGGTGACCCCGTTCCTGTTTTTATTTTATAAAGGAATGGTGAAAAAATTATGACAAACTTTGAACTTCTTCAAAATGTAGAGTTTGACAATTCATACGAACACGTTCTTGACTTTGACAATGCAACAAGTCAAGAAGAATATTTTGACGACAAAGTCGTTGAAGTTTTTGACGACTTTTCCGTTGTCAGACCAAATGAAGAAATTAAAATTTCAGCAAACTTCAATTCAATTGTTTCAAATTATTGCAGATTTGTGAACACAATCAACGGTGTTTCAAAAACGTTTTATGCGTTCATTACTAAAAAAGAATACGTCAACCCTGACGTGACAAGGTTGTTTCTTGAAGTTGACGTTTTCCAAACATACATGTTTGAATACGAACTGAAACAATCTTTTGTGACACGTGAACATCAGGATAGGTTCGACACGTCAGGAAAAATGTTGTTCAACCGCGAACCTGAAAACATTGAAATCGGTTCTGAATATGAAGTCAAGTCAAAAGAAAAAATACTTGACATTGAAAACGGTGACCCGAATTTGATATGGGTTGAATGGATTGCTTCTCAACCGCTCGCACAGGGTAATTTCTCAACTTCAGACCCTTCAACTTACAAAAATTTGTGTAGGCCGTGTAAAGAATTAAGCGTCGACCTCGGTGTGTATGTGTATTTAATTCCTTACCAAATAAACGGTGACAAAGGATTTTACACTATTGACGGAACGGGTTCAATCGTTTCGTTGGACGTTGACTTCATTGATAGTATAATTTCACAATCAACAGCGTCGTTGTCAAAACGCGTTCTTCATTATTGTCCTATAAAATACACACTTGAAGACCACAACAACGGATATTTGATAAAATTTTCGTCAGGTTATCAACAAGGAGAAACACCAACATATCCTAGGGCTGATATGCTTGTAGTGACCTCAAACAACCCTAATTTCGGTGGAATTGACTTGTCTTCAATGGAAGGTTTCTTCTATCTAAATTTATATAGAATTGATGAAGATAATGTCAACGACACGCTTCAAAAAACGTTCGAACCCCTTACCGTTGATGTTTCAACACTATCAATCAACAATGTGAAAAACATTGAAAACGAACCGAAGTTGAAATCCTACCCGTTCTCATTCAGTCAGGTGACAGACAATCAAAGTTCACCTCTAAAAATATTGAACGAAAGCATTACTTCTGAAATGCCATTGAAATATCGTCAATCAATAGGTATTCAATCGAAGTCAAAATTGTTTGTTGATAACTACAACGGGGACAACGGGAAATTCTACAACGCAATCAACAACACAATCGCAGAACTTCCACTTCTGAATGACGCTTTCATTTCATATATGGCAAGCAATAAAGCAAGTGCGACAACAGGTGTAGCGTTGAATGTTGGAATGGGTGTTGCAACTCTTGGTCTTGGTATCTTGACAGGCGGAATTGGATTGATTGCTGGTGTGGGTGCTTCAATGTCAATCGGTCAACGAATAGCAGGTGACCTGATAAAGAAACAAGACTTGAAAGATACACCCGACACAATTCGACAAGCGGGAAACAACGCTGAATTTGATATCATTGACAACAATTTCGTTGTTGAATTTTCAGAAATGGAAATCAAATCACAATTCAGACAAAAGGCGTTTGACTACTTGTTCAATTATGGTTATCTCGCAAACGCTTTCAAAGTTCCAGACACAAAATCAAGATACTATTTCAACTATGTCAAAACACTTGGTTGCAACTTAAAAGCAAACTTGAACAATGATATAATTGAGAAATTAAAATCAATTTACGAAAACGGCGTGTCAATTTGGCATTTCAGAAACGCCGAAACTTTCAAAGGTGTTTTCAATTATGACTATGAAAACCTTGAAATGTCAATTCACAATTCACAAAATGGGGGTGAATAACAATGAGCAGAGTTCAAAAACCTGACTATATTATATCAATGGAAAAGAAATTCAAAATTCTTTCAGATATGTTCAAAAATATTGCGTTGAATATTTTCAAATGGGAAAATCTTCCTGATGGTCTTACTTCTGAATATATTGAAAAGAAATTGTTTGAAAGGGGTTGTCTTCTTTTCTTCAATTCAAGTGACAGGGGTCTTCTTTGTCTTCCTGCTGAAAATTCAGCAAACTTGAACGTCTATGAATACCCTGACGAATACAGGGTTCAGGGTCACAATTACACTGCAAGTGTCAAAGCAATTGACAGTGTGTTGATAAAGAACAACCCTTTGAAAACACCAACACTTGACGGGGTTTCATTCTTCTTGGAACACTTGACCGACATATTTTCAGCGTTCAAAGTAAATTTGAATTATTCAAAAACGCCGTTCATAATTTCAGGAACAAAAGAACAAATGTTGACTTATCAAAACATTATTGAACAAATTACAGGAAACAAACCTGCAATTTATACTGACAAAAATATGACTGACCTTGCAACAGTTGAAGTCAAGTCAACAAATTTTGCATATATAGGTGACAAACTTCTTGACGCTTATGACAGAATTGAAGACAAATTGTTGACGTTTCTTGGAATAAATAATGCAAACACGAACAAACGTGAACGTCTT